CCAAACTATATCAAGTATAGAACCAATTACATTTCCTGTAAGGAAGGCTACCTTTTGTCCAAAGATAATCTGTAATACAATTGATAAGCTAATCAACTTAATACCTACATCTATAGCACCATCAGCACCATTCTTTATTTTCTCTAACATAACTTACTCCTTTATTAGTCTAACATTTTTATAATGATTAGTTGAAGTGCTAAGATAAGTAATGCTGTTTCTATCATTCTACATCCCTCTCTTCTTCAACTAAGTCAACAAGTTCGCAGACACTACCAGTACATGCCAATGACTTAGTACCTACTGTCATATCTGTTAACTCGTACTGGCTAATCAAATCCCAGTCTACTGACTTAGGCATCTTCTTAGCTAGTTTGGTGTATTCTGCTTTAGTACAATCTTCATAAGGTGCTTGTTGGTAGGAGTGGTCGGAGTGTGGTAAGAAACTAACACCACTGACTTCATCAAAGTGCTTGTATACCCACGCACCTACTTCCATCCACTCATGCTCTCTTACACTTACGGTTACACTAGGCTTATGCTCACAGTAATATCTTTGATATGTAAGCCATAACTCTAGCTGTTCTATAGCAGTTCTTTCATTCCTCAGTATAGCACCATCAGGTGCTTTCATTGGGAAGGTAAATACTTTAACACTGTTGGGCTTCATTACATCAGCTTCACAAGGTATGCCTTGGTCTTCCATGAGCTGAGCGATAGGGTCTTTAGCATCTGCTCTTACTCTACGGAAATAGTAGTCGTTGTGCCTAGTGTGTATACCACTTGCACTGTCTACTAATTGGCTGACTGTACCACTAGGTTTAATTGCTGTTGTTGCAGTTGCTTGGCTAATGCCTAGTAGTTCTGACCATTCTTTATTTGTCTTAACTGTTTCCTTCTTTAAGTCAGAAAGGAAGTCGGGTAAGTTCCGTTTACCGTAGTAACCTCTATCAGTATTACTACCATTCATGAAACTGTTGTCCATTATACCAGTTAATGACACTCCAAGCAAGGCTTCTTCTTCTGTATTTTTAACCCATTTCGGTCTAAGTCTCTTAATGTTAGTAAGACTTGCCTGAAATGTGCCTAGTATGGTGGCTAATCTTACCTTACGGAGCATATCTCTCTGTGTGTCTGTTGCTCGTATCACTACCTCTGTTAAGTTGCAAAATTGACCATCTCTTAGGATGATTTCGCTACATGGATTACAACCAAAGTCATGGTCAGTGTCACGCCTACCAATAGAAGCTACCTGTTTAATTGCCGCTTCTCTGTTAAATATACCACGCTCACCTGACTTAGACTCATATAAAGAAGTCCATTCTTTCATAAAAATACCAATGTCTGGCTTCTCTGTATAGCATACGCTGTTGTTACTGAGTGCCATTTCTGGTGTGTCTGACCACCACTGACCTGACTTAGCGTTACGCATACGCTCATCAGTTAAGTTCGATAGAGATATAAGTGCTGACCTACGCACACCACCTACAACCACAACCTCTGCTATCTTACACATCATTCTATGACACTCATAACTTGTTAGCTTACGACCTACTGCATCTTTAAATAAGTTAGTAGCGAAGTTAAATAAGTCAAGCAATGGCTCTGGTCCACTTGCTCTGCCACCAAAGGTAGCTAACCTAGAACCCTTAGGTCTAATCTTAGAAAAATCCCACTTAGGCATCTCACCATCATATAGGTAGTTAATTAGTTTACGGAATGCAGACTGCCATCCTTCCTTGCTATCCTGTACAACTACTATGTCCTCAACATCAATCATTTCTTCAGGTACTTCTGGAAGTTTGTTGACTGACTGTCTTTCTACACTAAAGCCTACACCAGTACCATGCATGAGTACATAGAGGCACTCATCAAATGCTTTTGGGTGGTCAACACTAAGGTAAGCACAGTTGTAACCAGCTATATTGTTATCTTTTAGTGCTTTACCTGATGTCATCAAGGCTCTCATGCTTGGCATAACATCTAAGTTAAGCACTGCTTCTTCTAGTATCTTCCTAGTCTTAGGTACTAGTTCTTGATTAGTGTTTTCTTTTAAATGTTCTTCCATAAAATCAAAGTACCTAGCAACTGTCTCTTGCCATGTCTCTCTTCTATTCTTTTCGGGTAGCCATCTGGCATATCTGCTGAGTGCTATAAAGTTTTGGTAGTCGTTGGGTAGTGTGTTCATTCTTCATCCTCTAGTGGGTCGATTTCAATGTTGACCATCTTCTCTCCATTGTCATCTAAATATGTATTGTAATGTAATCTTCCATTTCTATGCAACAATATTGCAGTTGTTATTCCTTTGTCATACGCTCTCCTGTATGTGAAGTATATAGCAATAGCACCTAGTAACATAAAAGCTAGACTTATCTCTATGTATTCCATTCGTTCTCCTCGAAATCCTCTAAAAATCTATCTTTCTTTTGAATAAGTTTACTTTCAAATGCATCAAGTAACTCCTCTGGCTCTATCTCTAACTCATCACAAATTAAACATGTGTCATAAGTTGCAGAGATAAAAGCCTTCAGTTCTGGTAGTAGTTTCAAAAACTTGCTCCTTGTTTGTCAACAAAATAATTAGTTATCTTACCAGATGGAATAGGTCTAGCATCTAAACTACCATAACAATCATTCTTAAAGCCACAGAAAGCACAAGTCATACATAACTTTTCTTCCCCACTTTTTGTCATAGTAGTAGCGTTAGCTACTCTCATTGGTGGTGTATCTGATTCCATTTTATCTTTTAAGTCAACAATAAAAGTATCAACATCTTGTTCTAGTTCTTGTTTACACAACTTAAGAGTTGATTTGTTTTTATTTAAAGCAAGGAAGTAACCATGCTTTCTTTTGTCTCCCTTACCATACGCAGATAGTTGTTTGATGTAGCCAAAGCCATCATCCTTAATACCTGTGTCAGTAAACTTGTTATCCCAAGACCACGCACTAGCAGTCTTAATGTCTACAAGTTCGCCATCTATGTCACAATCTTGAGAGCCATTAACTCCCTCAACAGTATGTTTCTTTTGTTGGTTCTGTAGATTGTGACCAGACAGTTTAACCAAAGCTACAAGCATAGCTTCTAACACATGTCCTTGTAGAAAGGTAAGGTACACACTCCCTTCAATCTCCTCTGGTGTGTACCCTTTCACAGTATACCACTGTGCCCTTTCACAACGACCAATGCTAGACATTCTTAGCCCTGTCTTTGGTTCGTAAGGTTCAAAGGCATTCTTAATTGCCTGTTCAACCTCTCTTCCACATTGCATAGCAATAGTGTCTAAATCTCCAGTATAGTTCTTAGACTTCATTGTCTCATAAATATCTGGTATTACTGTATTGATTGTCTTTTCCACTTTCTTACTCCTCTCTTGTTGTAATTTCTATTAGCCGATTTAAATACCATTGTGCTTTTTTTAAATCTTCTAATCCATTCTTCATCTTATAGCGTGTCACATATTTTATCACATTGCCTTCCAGAAAACTCATGTTTTTTGAGGTAATATAATCAATGCACTCTATCCCTTGTGTGTAGTGTTCTGGATTGATGTTATCTTTCTCTCTGTTCTCATTCCATTGCACTTCAATCTCATTAGTGGGTGTCATTCCAACTCCTCCCTATTTTAAAATCTCCTGTGATTGGGCAGTTAAGTTTATAGTATTCTGTTGTCATTTCCATAGCATCTACAATCAAGTATCCAATTGCCTCTGCATCATTTGGGCTACACTCAATCTGTATCTCATCATGGATGACACCCAGTTGCTTATACTTAAAGCCCTCATATTCTGCCATATTATTAAATAGTTCCCATGCTCTTTTACTTATTATAGCACCGGCACTCTGTAGTAGGAAGTTAAGTGAGGCATGTTGACTCCTTACTCTTATCACTCTGCCATCTAATCCTTTTAGGTATCCCTTGTCTGATGCCTTGGCTACCCTTTCTCTAAGTTTCTTAAGTGAGGGTGTGTTGTTAAGAAAGTTCTCCTTAAGTTTCTTGCCTTCTTCAACACCACCACCTGCTATACTACCTATCTTCTTGTCTCCTGCACCGTAGAGAAATGCATAGATAAATGTCTTAGCCTTATCCCTTGTGTCTAATCCTGCTGACTTTTGGTTGGCAGTGTGTATGTCTCCTGTGAGTAGTTCCTTAGTATAGTTCTCATCTTTCATGTAGTGGGCGAGGCATCTAAGTTCTAACCCTGAAAGGTCAGCACCCACTAAGACCTTATCCTCTGGCACAGTAAACAATGCTCTCATTTCTGAGCCATACTCCTTGCCACTTGCAGTTACTTGTTGTAGGTTTGGGTTGCTACTGCTCATCCTGTGTGTCACAGTTCCCATAGTGTGTACTCTACTATGT